CGTTTCTGGTTCCGCAATTGGTGCATCCCCATCCGTAAAGATCGTTTATCACAAGCAACCAGCACCAACAAGCCGTGGCGACTTCGAAGATCTCGGCGCAGGATTGCCAAATCAAACAGGTGTTGCCAATGACGTTGGAATTCCAGAAGTCAACCTAGAGTTGAAGTCCGAAGCCATCGTTGCAAAGACACGCAAGTTGAAAGCCGTCTGGACACCAGAATTGGCTCAAGACTTGAACGCATATCACTCAATCGACGCAGAAGCAGAATTGACTGCTCTATTGAGCGAATACGTTTCGATGGAAATCGACCTAGAAATCCTCGACATGTTGGTAACAGCCGCTCCAGCAGCAACAACCGAATACTGGTCAGCACGTATCGGTGACGAATATGACACAACACAAAACAAGTTCGTCGCAACTGCTGCTAACCGTACAGCATACGTAAAGAGCACATGGTTCCAAACATTGGGCAACAAGATCCAAAAGGTCTCCAACAAGATCCACCAGTTGACACTACGTGGTGGAGCAAACTTCCTAGTTTGCAGCCCAGACGTTGCAACCATCATCGAATCCATCCCTGGCTTCACAACCAACACAGATGGTGACCAAGCAAAGTTCGCAATGGGCGTTGCCAAGGTCGGTGCTCTAAGCAACCGTTGGACAGTATACAAGAACCCATACATGACCGACAACGTCATGTTGGTTGGTTTCCGTGGAAGCAACTTCCTAGAAACCGGCGCTGTATACGCTCCATACATCCCACTGATCCAAACACCATTGGTGTACGATCCAGTGAACTTCACACCACGCCGTGGTGTGATGACACGTTATGCAAAGAAGATGATCCGCCCAGAATTCTACGGCAAGATCGTCATCGGTGCATTGAACGAAGTCTAATTCTTAATAGAGTTAAACTCCTAAACAAAAAGACCCGCAGAAATGCGGGTCTTTTTTATTGTATATATCATATGTATTTTTCGTACAAAATATTATGAAGAAACTAAAATATTTATTGTTAAGTTTGTTAACATTGGTATCCATTTTGGTCGCCAATCCTATTGATGACAAGGCATCAAAATTTGTTTTAAATGGTGCGCCAATTAGCAAAATTACAAAAGATAATCAATATTTGATCAAAAAAGTATATGCTATTCATTACAGATATGACAAGAAAACAGCAGAGTATGTAGTAGAGCGTCCTACAAAAGAAGATATACTTGGTGGAGCAAAAAGGCAGGATGATTTCAGACCAGATCCAGAAATACCAGAAAAGCATCAGTCAAAATTAAGCGACTATGCTGGTAATCCATATGATCGTGGTCATATGGTTCCTGCTGGAAATTCAACAAAGAATGCGGACACAATGAGTGAAAGCTTTTTTCTTTCAAACATGGTACCACAAGTTCCAAATCATAATCGCGGAATATGGAAGCAATTGGAAACATGTGTAAGAAATTGGGTGGTTGATGAGGGTAAGGATTTATATGTTATTAGTGGTACAGCATATAATCCAGATCATAAAACAATTGGTGAAAACAAAGTTGGGGTACCAGATTATCTTTGGAAAATTGTGATTGACGCAAAAACAAATACTTCTATATCATTTTTGTTTCCAAATACTTCATTACCTGTTGAAGATTTACCAAAGTATATTGTTAGTATTTCAGAAATAGAAACAAAAACAGGAATTGATTTTAATCCAAAAATGCCATCAAAGCAGCAAAAGGAATTTGAAGCCAGTAAAGCGGATCAAAAGAATTGGACTGGGCTGATCAAGAAATAAAAATATCAGCCACCTGATTTAAACACAGAAGCATTCCAATTCATTCTTTTCTTAACACCCTGATTGGTTGTTGTCTTATATTCTTTATGGTTTAAATATTCCTTGGCTGCGTCTTGGAATTTATATTGGTCCAATAGCTTCATTGTTTCTGGACCAAGATCTCCTTTTTTTCCAAACCCTCTGAATCCCGCATTTATAATTGCGATTTTGATTGTAAGAGGAAATGTATCAAATTTCTTCATGAGTCTTTTGGCAGTATCAATTGTTCTATTAATGTCTTTGTTCAACAATTTAATAGCTTCATCATCAGTAAGTCCTTTACTGAAATCTTCGCCTTGTTGTATTTTGTGACCATATGCAATAGTATCACTGCCACCTTCTAAACTTTTATGCGGAAACCATTTTTTCAATTGCTTGTTATATCCACCTCTTGGATTATCTTTGCTGTTTTCAAATTTCATGATTACGTTGGCCGCTTTTGATGCAACATCTTCTACCTTGGCCGTACCACTAAAATCAATATCGGGCTGCGTATAAGGCTTTCCAGCGGCACTTGACGCTGGTTGTGCATATGCGTGTTGCGCAGGAGGCATCACAAACTTTACTGGTGGTAAATCTGCCACAGGAGCTTCAATCAATTTTTGTTCTTTTAGTAAATCTTTTAGTTTGATGATACTCATATATATTATAAATATGAAGATGACCGAGTATTATGTCTCGCATAATAAATATTGCGATATAAACACGGACCATAACCATATTTATATAATATGGCAGACACATCGATAAATTACACCGTAGATCAGGATCGCGTGAGATGGCCGGGGTCTGGTTCCGCAATCACACCCGGAAGCGGCTCAACTCCTTTTGGATTTTACGATGGTGATGCAGTTTTTCAGTTGGACGCGCCGAATGCAGCAAAATGGGCGGCAACAAGATTGGGCTATCCAATCACCGACATTGAAATGATTGACAAAAATTTTTATGCATGTTTTGAAGAAGCATGTTTTGAATATAGCGCACAAGTAAATCAGTTTAATATTCGCAACAACATGGGTGTGTTGCAAGGAAGTTCAGCCAATGTTAATTTGACCCAAACAAATGTTGCAGCAAGTGGACTGCCACAATTGATCAGATTGGCTGAAGGATATGGAACAGAGTTTGGTGTTGGTGGAAAAGTAGATTGGAAAAAAGGATTTATACATGTTGAAGCAAAAAAGCAAACATATGATCTTCAGGCTTTGTGGGGAAATGTAAGTGAAAGTTTTGATCGTATTGAAATTCGCAGAATTTTTCATCAGATGCCACCCGCTGCTGCAAGAATTTATGATCCATTCAGCATGACTGGTATGAGCTATAGCAATGTATTGAATGAAATGGGATTTGCTGGGTATTCTCCTGCCACACAATTTTTGATGACGCCAATCTTTGAAGACTTGCTAAGAATGCAGGCAATTGAATTTAATGACCTTGTTAGAAAATCGGCATGGAGTTTTGAATTGGTAAACAACAAATTGAAATTATTCCCAATTCCAACATATGATTTCACGATGTATTTTGAATATCTGCTTGTGAAAGATCGCGACAGTCAGGGCATATACAATTCTGGTTCATTCTATGTTTCTGGCAGCAACACTGTTGTTTCATCATCTGTGATTGGAGATTATAGCAATGTGCCTTACAACAATATTCCATACACCACCATAAACAGTGTAGGTAAACAATGGATAAGAAAATATTTCCTCGCGCTTTGTAAAGAAGTGCTTGGAAGCATTCGCCAAAAGTATCAAACCATTCCAATTCCCGGAGCAGAAGTCACACTTGATGGTGGAGAATTGCGTCAAGAAGCATCGTCTGAAAAAGAAGCATTGATTACTCAGCTAAGAGAAAATCTTGAAGCCACTGGCAGAAAAGCTCAAATGGAACTAAGAGAAGCCGAGGCGCAACAACTTCAAGCAACACTCCAAAAAGTTCCGATGGGAATTTATATTGGATGAAACCTTTCTCGTTACTAGATCAAGTATTGTCCGAGAGTGAAAGAAAAAGAATGAAATTTGTCGGACTAAAAAGAACTCTCAAACCGAGAGGCAAGTTCACATCATTGGAAAGAAAATATTATCTCATGCTGAAGAACTTGGATGTCTATTATGTTCCGCAATATCCGATGGGAGGAAGATATTACGACGCATATCTGCCAGATCAAAACATACTATTTGAATTTGATGGTTCATTTTGGCATCCAAAGAATGAAGATGATGCAAAATATGATTTTCAGAAAAAAGCATTTAAAGTTGATGAACTGAAAAACAAGATGGCTGAAAAGAAAGGAATGAAGATCATTCGCATTCGTGAAGATGAACCAATCACATTGGAACAGATGAAAAAATTGATCTTCTCATAAGTTATGCCAATCAAGTATATAAATAAAAATACAATTTCTACAACATCCACTTCACTTGGAAGTTTTGTTGGAAGGTCTGCGTCTGAAGCCAGCGGTTGGAGAGGTATTACATATGGAAATGGTTTATTTGTTGCAACGGCATATTCTTCAGGAACAAACAGAGTAATGACATCTCCAAATGGAATAACTTGGACATCTAGGTCAGATGCTCTTAATCCTCAATATGGATCAGATAATTGGATTAGTGTTACATACGGAAACGGATTATTCGTGGCTGTTTCTAGTACCTCTGGAGGATCGTCTGGAAAGGTAATGACATCTCCCGATGGAATAACTTGGACAACTAGAAATGCAAATCCTGTAGCCAATATTTGGTATAGTGTTACATACGGAAACGGATTATTTGTGGCCGTTGCAGGTAGCGGAACAAACCGAGTAATGACTTCAACAGATGGAATAACTTGGACAGCAAGATCCGCTGCGGAAAATAATACTTGGCGAGATGTTACATATGGAGGCGGATTATTTGTAGCCCTTGCACAAGACGGAACAAACCGAGTCATGACTTCAACAGACGGAATAACTTGGACAGCGAGATCTGCGGCTGAAGCCAATAGTTGGTCTGGTGCAGTATACGGAAACGGATTATTTGTGGCCGTTGCACAAGACGGAACAAACCAAGTCATGACTTCAACAGACGGAATAACTTGGACAGCGAGATCTTCGGCTGAAGCCAATAGTTGGCAAAAAATATCATATGGAAATGGTATGTTTGTGGCAG